AAAGTTGCCAATAACTGCATGATTGGTACATCGCCAAGTGAAAAGTCATCTTCACCGTTGAGATGTTTGCGTACTGCAACGCATACTTCTCTCGATTGATTCTGTTTTCTTGCCAATTGGATAACTAAATCGTAATCCATCGAGTATGTTCTGTTGACTTTCATTATTGTTCCCTCCAACATTTTGCACATATTCGTTCAGGATTACATGCTGACTTTCGACGCGATCCACAAACAATGCAATTTCTCTTTCTCCTTCGTAAAATTCCGATGTTGTATTCGCTACCATCGTATCCGTTGGTCATCCTTGACACCTCCGACATTGGGATACAATCTTCATATTTATCGGACAATTCATCTCAATCGATGGATGTCTCGATATATTTGTCAAGACAACCATTCCATTTTTGCACCGATAGACCTCAAAACATGTGTTACATACTACGCACATACTATTGCGATGTAGCGATTACTTATGTAAGTAGTGGAGAATATCATCAAAACCGTGGTGATTCATGGGGCAGTACCCCATTTTCACCAGCACAACAGTGGCGATGTTCAAGACTAGGGTCAACCATAGTACAATAAACCCTACCCTATTCCTAAAGGGTATGGCCAAAGAATCCTTCTTCATCCGAAAAACCCTGAACTGCGATAACGACAACTCCTACCAAGAAACTCCGATTGACATGGGTGCATATGTTGATGCACTAGGCAAGTCAATCGTTCGGATCCATAACATCGCTGTTACTTTCAGTGATGCTACTGGTCGCTCTAGCAACGTCACTAGTGAGGCTGCTGCTCAATTTCAACTACTAACTCAATCTCAATCTAACATTGTGTTGCCATCTGACCGTTCTATCATCAGCACTGGCAAACTCCTTGTGGATGGTTCAGGTGGCGTTGCTACCCATGTTTCACAAGATTACGACATTCTTCCCCAGCATTGGACAAACGGTTATCTTGTTGCCGTTGATACTCTCTATCTTGGCGGTGCTGCTTCCACTGGCTTTGCTGGTAACGTGTACTGCTCAGTAGTCATGGAATGCACCGTCGAGACAATGGGACAGTCTGCAGCAATGGCACTTGCTCTATCTCAGCAATGAGGTGGACTAGGTGAAAATTCACGGCAAATACTGCGGTCCTAATTGGACACATGGGCGAAATGTACCAGCATCGGATTACGATAAGTATCCCGAAGTACAACCTGTTGACCGTCTCGATCTCGCTTGTCAAGCACATGACAAAGATTGTTCACATGGCGGTTGCTCTAGTAAAGGAGACCTCAAATTGATGGATGTAGCCCTTTGGGTTGCGGTCTCAAGTCCTGATGTTCGGACTAGAGCAATCGCCACCTCAATCGCAGTTGCCATGGCTGCGACAGCACCTACAAGGAGTCGATAATATGGATAACGAATTACTCAAGCAACTTTTGATTATGCAAAACCCGCAACTTGCGCCACTGTTGGAACTTATGCAAAAAGAAGCTCCAGCGGATTCAAAGCCAAAGAAGCGTAAGGTTTCAGCATACTCACGTCGTTATGGCGCAGCATACAAGCGATTGCGTAAGCGACACACACTCAAGAACGGCAAGTATCGCAAGGGGTACAACCACAAGCGACTTGTCAAACTTGCACACAAGGAAGCAAAGCGAGGCGGTAAGAAGTGAGAACTCGTCGATGCTTGCGAGGACAATTGTCCACTTCGACATATGAAGACCGAACGTTCGGATCGCGGAGACTTATCATCGATGATGGTAACTTCAACGATGGCTGGCGAATTGTAAAATTCGTTGTTGCTGGCAATGGTTCTTCATCAGCAGAAATTAATGCACGTTTGTGTACGGAGGATTTAGCATCGATTCATGCTGGCGGTTCACTACCGTTTGAATGGAACTGGGGCGATTCAAGGGAACTTGCATGGGCATCGACCCGTGCGACATCAGAATCAACTTGGGGTGGATGGGAAGGTGCAATCGACCCCGACCATGTTGTCATCAAAGATTTGTATATCGATGTCAATACAAACATCACTATTCCAGTTAATTACCTCGTAATCTTAGAACGAGTCGAATTAACAGACAACCAAGCAGTACTTACACTCATACGGGAGAGAAGCCAAGATGACGAACGACATGACAACTGATGAGATGGAATACAAAACTGAATCACGGACTACTAGGTTCGCTCAATGGTTGATGGATCGAGAGAGTAAACGCCAAGACAAAGAGTCAAACTTGGAAGGAATGTTGAGATTCAATATCTTTCTTTCAACTGCTACTTTGGTTGCGGTCGCTGGAAGCACTGTTGCGCAATATGTCATGATGGCCTACACATGGCTATGAGTGTCTGAATCAAGTTGTATTCAGCATCGAATTGGTCAAATCTTGACTGCAAAGTTGCCAATAACTGCATGATTGG